TTCCGCTTTTATCTGTAACGCTATCAACCAGTCCGCTAGTAACTGCAACGGTTGTTGTGTCAGATGCGTCGTACCAAGCCCTAGCGCCAATCATGCTGGGGTTCCAGACGGTTTCGTTCCATAGGAACCCTGGCTGAACATTAAGCGTCATACTTCCTCCTCCACCGTAGTGTCGTTGTCTTGTGGGGCGGCCTCGGTGTCACCCTGCCGGGCCACCGCCCAACGCACGGTGGAAAGGTCCATGCCAGTCACAGCCTCGGCGGAGGTCAGGATCTCAAGGGCTTTTGCCTTGTCGGTGTCGGTCATTGCTCTGGCTCCAGCTCGGGCTCGGTAGGAGCAGCGTAGGGCGTCCCGTCAGCGTTGAACTGGGGCGGGATGGGGCCGGTGTAGTACGGGCCGACCTTGAGGTCTTGGCACGCTTTACGGGAAACGGATTCGGCGTACTCAGCAACCACGTCCTCAGGGTCTTTGCCCTCAAGATTGGCGGTAGCGATGATGCCGGGGACGAGCGTGTCGTCGATTGTGATAGTGAAATCCATGATGGTTAGGTAGCAATGAGACCAAGGTCGCGCATACGGGAAAGCAGCGCGTTGAGTTGGGTGATGACGGATGCGGCGTCCGTGGCGTCCGCTACAGCAGTGGGCTGGACCACCGGGGTCTTGTTGTAGAAACCAAGCAATTGGTTTGTTCCAGTTCCAATCCTTACGCCGGCGCCAGTGGTCGGCAACTTAATATCGCCACTACTTTGAAGTTCAAATCCACGCTTAAATAAAATAAAGGTTCCAGCGGGGCCACTAAATTGAAGTTGCCCAGCCGGATTTAACTCCAAAACTGTAGAACTGGAAACAACACCAGTATTGCTAACGCTAAAATAGCGAGTCCCATTTACCTGCAGATCCAGCAGGTTCCCCGCAAACCCACTCGCCGCATTAATGCCCAAGCCCGTGCCGCTGGTGCTCCAAGCCGTTGACGTAGCCCCTGCTGGTTCAATCAGGAAGTGCGGCTTGGTGGTGGTGCTGGTGCCACCGGTGAACCAGGTGCCAGTGAAGACCTTTGCCGGAGACGACGCGACACTGGTGTAGCTGTTGATCAGACGGCCTGCCAGCGTCACGCTGGTGCCGTCAAACGTCATCGTGCTGACGCCTGCGTACGCCCCAGCGTTGTTGTAGACCAGTTGCCCACTAGAGCCTGCAACTAGTCCGACGGTGCCAGTGGCATCAGGGAAGCTGATGGTGCGGTTTTGGGTAGGTGTTACGGTTTGAAGGGTTGTAGTAAACGAGCCGCCATCATTGAGGTTAACATCCCCAGCAACCGTCATAACATTGGTGGTTTTATTCCAAGTCAGGTCGGCATCACCACCAAGCGCCGTCCCTCCATCATTAAACTGAATTTGAGTATTAAGACCACCAGGAGTTGCTCCAGCAGCACCAGGAATCCAGCTATCAGTAGCAGAATCATAGACAAGAGCATCTCCATCATTAGGAGGAGGAGTCAGGTCTACATCATTAAGAGACCCAATAGAGGGGCCACAAGTGTATCGTGTATCGTTAGCATCTCCAATGACGGTACTATACCAACCATTAGAGCCATATGTCCAGAGGGTATCATCCTCTGTATGCGTGTCCCCAATGTTAGGACTAACAGGAAAGGCCATAAATTTGAAAGATAAGGTTTATTTTTATGATTTTTGGGTGATCTTCCGAAAGGTCATGTACCATCCAGAGCCATTACCCTCAACCATCCACCGTTTGGACCAGTTTTTCCAGGTATATGGGACATATTTACCCCCAACACCGGGTTTGACGTACCCACCATTCGCGTTATCCATCTGTCCGTAGGGGTCGTGGCAGATAACGTGGGTATCCGTAAGCCCAACCACGAGCATCCAATGACCTCCTCCTGTGGGGGCGTGAGCAGGACCCTTATGAAGGATGCCGCAGCCCACCGGATAGCCCTTTTCTAGCTCCTTTTCAAGAATAGTTAGGGTGCCATTCCTCAAAAAGGATGCTTTGACCCCATAATGAGAACAAGCACGGACGTGAGATAGGGCCTGAGTGGTGTCTCCGTACTTAAGGACGGTACGGAGATAATCATCATCGGCATTGGAGCCCAACAGAGCAGTTGGATTGAGGTATTTCACCGCCATCGCACATGTTGAACTCCAACACATGCGATCACCATGTTTGGTAGCAGAGTCTAGCTGAGGAAAATATTGAGGGACCTTTAAAGTAATGTTAGTCACTCACCGTACCCTTCATCACTTGAGGATCGAATCTTTAACCTTTTGGATCTTGTCGTCTTCCGTGCGGAACGGCTTTAGGGAGTTGACGGCGTTAAGGATGAGTTGAACAATGCTATTTGCTTTAAATTTGCTGTTACCAACAATTTCAGAAGCGAGGAAGAGTGCCAAAAATGCGAGAGTTTCGTAGGAAACTTTAAGACCAAGAAAAGTAAGCATTTGATTAGCGGCCTTGACCGCGAGATTGTTTACGCCCGTGATTAGGCAATGAGTGTTGTCCCTGACCTTGACGGGTCTTTTTAGGTGGGCCGGGTACGTGAAGTACCTTTTGAATAGACTTTGGTTTTCCCACAGTGGTTAACCTTCGTAGATGATGTTTACGGATCCGTTGTCAAAGGTGTCAGACCCGGTAACGGTAATGCGAATTCTGTCCAGCGTGGCCGAAAGGGTTTTTTCACCAGCCACAAAACCACTAGCGCCGGTTAAGTTTGCAAAGTTAAACACCCCAGAGGCGATCCATCTGTTGCCGCTGATGTTGTCAAACACAATTGAACCGGTTGGCCAGTTTTGCGGGGCACCAGCGGTTACGATGATTCCAGATGTACTTGAGAATCCTCCACCAGCGAAAGAAGGAGGGCTGACAACAGTAGTTATGTATGTAGTGCTACTGATATAACCAGTAGTTTCAACCCCGCCAGAATCGCCAAGCTGAATCAAAATGTTATCTGTGCCGGTGACGCTCACATTGTCAAGCACTATGGTAAAGCGTTTGATCCAGCTAGGAAGACTTGTAAAGTCAACTGTGCTGCCGCTAGTTGTTGCAACAGCCGTTTCCCTAACCAACCGGGGCTGAGCCGTAGCATACGTAATAACCCCGGTCATCGTCCCACCAGCCAGCGGCAGGGCAGCATTAGCCGTAGCAGCAATACCATTTGCCGTAGCATCAGCAGCGATAGCAGTTGCGTTAGCTGCGTTGGCCGTAACCACAGCAGCATTAGCATTTGTAAGGGCTGTGTTGGCGGTTCCAGCAATACCATTTGCCGTAGCATTTGCTGCGTTAGCCGTTGTAAGAGCAGTATTGGAGGTATTATTAGCAGCAGTAATCTGTGCTTGAAGACCAGCCGTACTTTGATTAGCAGCCGAATTAGCGGTTTCCTGAGAAAGGAATAGGACCTGATCAAAGTTATAGTTTAGATCAGAGGCCTTGATGGAAGAGCCAGGAAAGAACGTAGCTTGAAGAGCCGTATCATCCGTAGAACGATTCAACAGAACCTCCGCCCCATTAGCCGGAGCAGTTACAAATTCAACAGTAGTGGCATTGGCAAAGAAGTATTGAGTTGTAATTGTCTGAAGAACACCATTGACAGAAACATCAATGTCAGACGTATCAAGATATGGGAAGGTAATGGAGAATAGCTTGTTAGTGCCATTCGCGGTGTATGTGTTTGAGGTTACTGCCATCTATTTTAGGAGGGCCGGAGATCCGACCTAAGGGTTGCCAAATTTAATCAATTGATTGTAGACTTCGGTAGCGCCCGCTTCATCCGCAGAATTAAAGTCCTCGGCAGTCATGGGCTTACTAAGGTCATATTGACCTGCCTTGATATTAGTTTGAGCCTTACGAAGCTTAATGACCTTTTCGCCAGTTTCAATCTTTTCAGCTTCCATCTTATCGAAAGCCCTATTGCGGCTACTTTCCCAGATGTCTTGGATCTCGGTATAAAACCGTGGCCATTGATTACGATCTGTGCCGATGTCACCAATACTACGGGCCTTCCAGTTAGCAATGTCCTGCTTAAACCAAGAAAGCTTACGGAGTTCGTCTAGCTGTTGGCGGAGACCGTTACGGGACATTTCGTTACGGATGTAACTCTTCTCCTCACCACTGAGCCGGTAACCCATAGGACTTACCTCAAGGGTATCGCCCCAGTTAAACTCAGCTTCCATTAGCATCTTGGCAACTGGATCCTTATTATCGGGACCAGTTTCAAACGGCACCAGTGCGTTCCAGGGACCACCATTAGGACCCTTGAGGGGTTGACCTGTAAGAACATTGATCTTTTCAGGAAAAGAAAGGCTGTAAAAAGGAATAGCAGCAGCAGCGGCCTTTTGATACTCGTTCTCAAATTCCCTCATGTAGGGGTCTAAGGAGTTAGCAAAAGCCCGACGAGCCCCGGCAAGGGGAATCATGTTATTGCCAGTCTGAAGAAGGCCTTTAAGTACCGTATCGCCTTTAAAAAGTTCGGCGGTGCTCGTGAAGTTGGACAGCGCCTCAAGGCCAGCAAAGTAACTCTTTTCGGTAAACGATGCTGCAATAGACAGACCAAGTTGACCAACTAGAGTTTCTACCCAATCCTCATTAAGACCACTCTTAGCAAGCATTACGAGGTCTGCCGAAGCAGCAAGGATGTTGGAGAGGGGTTCAAGAGTATTGTAAGACATCCACCGATCACCGATCTTGATAGAACGCGGACGAATACCAAGAGTTTGCCAGCGAGCACGTTCGCGTGGGTCAACAGGCTGATTTCCAGTCATCATTTCAGAGGCAGCTAGACCAGCTCCAACAGCAATGGTCATTGCGCCAATCATTTCTCGCCCTTCATATTCAGCAACACGCAGCATGTCACCAGACTGTTTAACAGCCAAGTATTCACCAGCGTACTTACCAATAAGAGGAGTATGTTGAACTTGATAACGAAGGATGTTAGCAGGAGTTCTCAGGAATGGGACAACCAACTTACCAAGCGGTCCAACAAAGGGCATATTCTCAAGGAACATGCTCAGGCTATTAATACCAACACCAGGATCTTCTTGAAACGTACCAATCTCCGCATACTTCTGGAGACCAGCATCCTTAACACGACCTGTTTGAGGATCAATAAACTTAGCATATTCATCCATGTAAACCTTGACCTTACCAGCAACATCCGTAGGATCTTTGCTTTCGGTCATTGCTTTATACATGGACTGCTCAGCAATTCTTTGACGCACAAGAATAGTCTTAAGGAAGTCATCCGTGCTCATCAAAATCTTACTTGGAAAGTCGAACATTTGAGCAACACGCATATGTCCCTTAATGAATCCAACAGCCATTTCCTCTCGTGGATTCTTGGCCATCTTTTCCATGGACTCGATCATGGCAGCCATTTCAGCTTGTTCCACAACCATCTTTGGGGTCCACGATTGAGGGATGCCTGTTTTCCACGTTCTAGCAGCTACCGTAAAGGCTTCCTGGGTAGAGGTGGTAATAGCATGAAACCCCGCCATAGCAGACCTTACAAGCGCCGGATCACCTTTGCGCATCCCCATAAGAGCAATACTTGTAGGAGCCTCAATAAGCCGATACGCAGCACTAAGGTTACGGATCATGGTTTTGGTTCCAGACAGGATGCTGTTATAAAACACACCCATCTGAGTCTTACCAAAGATCTCAATAGCAGTACGACCAAAGGAAACAGTTTTTGAGGGGTCACCACCAGCAAGAACCATTGCCCTAGTCAGTGCCCGCATCTGATCTTGAGCATCAGGATCTCCACGACGGAAGGCTTCCTTGATGTCACTTGCCCATTTACGAATTTGACGGATCGTCAGTGAATCTTCCCCTTCAAAGTTACGGAGAGCTTCCGCAGCCTCACCAGGGGCATCAGCACCAAGCTTGATCTTAAAGACATTTAGACCACCACCCATGTATTGGGCACCGGCTTTATAGATCTCAAGAAGACCAGTAAACCGATCAACAAGACGATCAAAATTATTAGCACCTCCGAGTTGAGCAAAGTCAATCTCCTCAGCACCATAAGCAATGTCATAGATCTGAGCAGAGAGATCAGAAGCAATTGCCTTAACAGCAATGTTACCCTCAGGGGTTGGGAAGGTTCCCTTTGCCTCCGTAAGTGTGCCACCTGCCTCAGACAGTTTCTTGATCAGATCGCCTTCCGACACAATATCATCGTAAGTCCGAAGGGAATCCATGAAATCGGTGTAAATGCGAGTTGCATCGGCCACCACTTGATCTACGGTACGCCCAGATTTACGAGCAATTTGCTTAAAGTCAATCTGCTTTTGGTACTTTTTGATGACTTCTTCTGCCCCCTCGCTCACATTCATGATGCGAAGCTGAGCATCAGTAAATACCTTGTTCCCACCACCGTGAGAGATCTGTTTACCAGGAACAAAACCAGTTTCACTTTGAGGACGGGTATAACCACCTTCAAGTTCAATCTGTTTTGCTACAGCATCGTTGATGTCACCAGTACGAATAGCGGCTTGTGATTCCCAATACTCATACTTAACATTAGGATCAGCACCCTCAAAGACGGTGTTCTCCAGATCAGCCTGAGCAAGACGTACCTGCTCCAGTTCTTCGTTAAGTTTGATGGTTACTTCATCCTCTGGATCCAGACCAGCAATTCGTTCCTGGATGTTCTGCTCACGGCTCTGGAGACTAAGCATCTCTTGTTCCTGAGCATCCGTCCACCGTACCCTCTCGGCTTCAGACGCCTTAAGGTCAGATTGCATAAGCTCTTCGGACTTATCCGCAGCAGCCTTGATACCAACACCTAGGGCCTCGTCATCGGATCCGCCAGCCGCCTTAACGGCCCTAGCAGCCTTATTGCCAAAGATAAGAGCAGTGATGCCATTACCAGCAGCGTTGAGGGGCCCACCTTCAAACACCGAACGGAGTCGGTTAACCCAAGGGTTGTCATCCTCCTTGGCCGCAAGAGCAAAGGCTACGTTATCCTGATACTGTTCGGGGACAAGATCACGAATGGAACTACTAAGGTTACCTTCTCGGGGGTCGGTCAGGATGAAGTCAGCAACAGCACCTGGAATCAAACCATCAGTAAGAAGCTTACGGGTTTGAGCAGCAAGCTTGGCTCCACCCTTTAGGTTTTTAGGGATAGGAGCCGCACCAATCTTCCCAACAGGGCCGAGGGCCTTACCGGCAACACGTGTGCCAACAATGAATCCAAGAATCTTAGAAGCAGCCTGACCTACTTGAGTTTTAGGGGTGACACCAAAGTCATAAGCAGCACGAAGATATTCATCCTTTTCCTTGTTACGATTAACGGTGAGATCCATTACTGCTTGGGTCCCTACATTAAGGACACCCTCAGCGACACCTACCACGCCTTTAACAACGGACTTTTTAGCTTCTTCTGCAAATGCAGCAGCTTCAGTAAGTCCAGGCACGTACGCTTTGTTCTTCCTTTCTCCGGTGCCAGTAAGGAGTTGAGTTACACCTTGAAGACCAGCAACGGGGTTAACCATTGTGGAATCAAGTTTAGCCTTACGTTCCTGTTCAGCCTTCTGTTGAGCCAAAAGTTTCTTTCGTTTGGCTTCCTCTTCCTTTTGTTTCTTCCGAAGAGCAGCCTCTTCCTCGCGTTGTCTAGTTTGAGTAAAGTCTTGAATAGGCCCACCAGTGGACCGTCCAGGTACAATTTCTGCCATCTTTGTGTTGGTTAATTACCTCCGCAGAGGTGGGTTATTGAAAGGTAAGGATGATGGAGAAGTCTACCCCGCAGAATAGACTCCTATGTTCCATCTATTTAGGTGCCGCTAATTTGTTTACGAGCAGCTACAAGAGCCTGCTGAACACGCTTAGCTTCGAGGCTGGCTTTGTTACCGGCCTTATCGTTGTCATAATAGCCATAGCCTTCTGGACCTGCCACAGCCGCCCATTCAAGGGCCATTTCTCTGTGAGCCTTTAGAAGGTCATTGTTTTTACCCAAGAGGTAATCCCGCAGAGCCGGACGCTTATTGGAATTAAGAACATAAGCCCAGAACATCTTCAGTTGATTCTCTGGGGTCATCTTATCATTAGGTCCCAGACCGGCAGCTTTAACAGCCATATCAAGTTGACCATCAGACACCCACTGAGCAAATCCAACAGCAAAGACGCCTTCACGGCCTTTGGTTTCATTGTAACGACGTTGAAGTTGTTGAACATCACCGATACGCATGGATGTAAGTTTCATGCCCTGTGGTGTATCGCCAGCGGTTCCACGGTTAACTGAATTAAAACCACCCTCTCCGCTACTAATCAAAGACGCCAAACCACCGTAGTCTCCAGCGCCAAAAGTTTTTCCGCTTGATGTTGTCATGGAAGTTTGTTGTTGTCTACGTTTTGCTTCAGCTAGTCTTGCCGTAGCACGAATGCGTTGGGAAGCTGTTGATCGTGGATTAGCAAGGATTTGAGCAGCAGAAGGATCCAGCTTAGAATTAGTTTGGAATTGTTTAGCCGCTTTATCGGCAGAACTTGGGGTATAAGTGATGCCGTTCTTTTGGGCCTGCTGAGTGAGCACCTGTTGAACAGACAACCCAGAAGCCTTGGCAATCGTTACCAGATCCGAACTGGGTTGACCGCCATTGTTGAGAGCATCAATGTTTGCTTGAACCTTTTCAGCATCAAGAAGAACATCCCTCTTGGCGGAAACCACTGGGGGAAGACGATTGATGATTTGCCGGGAATAGTTTCTACCGTTGGGGCCAGTTTGATAAGGGACAACAGCGGGAAGACCAGTGCCAGGAGTAGGAAGAATGACATTTCCCTTTGCATCCTTTGTCGGCATAAATCGCTTTGTTTTAAGAGCATCAAGTGCCTGTTTTTCCAAATACGATTGAAGTTGAGCGGTGCCTGTTGTTTTACCAGCAGCCTTAAGTTCCAGCATTTTGGACAGGCCTGCTTCCATCAATTCATCCGTCAATGCCCCCACAAGAGGAAGGGTTTGATCTTTAAATGAATCAAAATCAACACCATTGGTTTTAAATTCAGCCCTTAGCTGGTTGCGAACAAACGCTTCCATTCGTGGACGAAGGGTTTTAACCAGTTCCGAAGAGTCATCCTCGGGAAGTTGCTCTCCTAGTTTGTTAGCAGTATCAGAACTGATGTACCCATTAGCCGCCAACAGTTGAAGCTCAGCACGACTCTTAATAGATCGGTTGGCAACAGCTTGGGTGACGCTTTCCTCGGTAAGGCTATTGAAGTTACGACCAACCTGACGCATCCGCGAAAGAGCTTCAGTAGCTTCTGGATAGGTAGAAGACAGTTTACTCAGCTCCTGTTCAGCAGCATCAAAGGCTCGTTGTGATTCAGCAAGGTTACCAGTCTCAGAAGCAGATCGCCAAGTATTAACAATGGATTCAATTTCATCCTTGATCTCAGCTTCCTGTTCAGCAGCCTGTTCTCTAGCAGACCCCTTAATGGATGCACGAGTCTTTTCAATCTCTTCTGCGTAGCGATTGTAAACCGTACCCAGCTCTGGCTTTTGAGGATTTAGCAGAAGTCCAGAATAAGAGTCAAGGATTGCGGAAGCCTTTTCTGGATTACCAGCACCTAACGCCGCTAGCTTGCTGAGAACAGCCTCGTTGACAAACTGATTAGCCTGAGACCAGTTACCATTAAAGGTTTGCTTGCCCATCATAAGCAGAGCAGAAAATACTGCTTGTGCCTGTTCTGGATTGCCAAGCCCCTCAAGGTTTTGTCCAACACCAATGTTGATCTCTTCCTTCTCCGCTTCTTGACGAGCGCGGGTGATTTCACCCATCCGTTCCCCAATAACCTTTGACCTTACCCTAAGCATAGTAGGAGTAAGATGCTCAACAAGAATAGCCGGATTCAATCCAACAATTCCAGAGGCTTGCATGAACTTCTGAAGACCAACACCATAGGCTGCCATCAGTTCTGGTTCGTTTTCAGCTTCGGCTGCTGTAAACTGCTTAAGACTACCATCGGGTTGACGGATAGTAAGAACTTCCTTGTTATCCCTTAAAAAGGAACTAAGCAGGCTTTCGGCTTGACTAGCAGCTTGCTGTGCCTTACCAACGGCTTGACCGTAGGCACGCCATCCACTGATTGCTCGATTCTGCTGTCGATATGTTTCACCAGCACCAGGATCAACCTCAGCCAATTTACTGGCAGCAGCAACTTCACTGTCAGCAGCCTGTTCGAGAAGCTTAACGTTTTGTTGATAAGCATTCATCTGCTCTGGTTTCATCATCAATTCTCCATTGAGAATATCAGCGATACCCAGATTCAATTCTTGCTCATTCTTTTCCTTTGCCTTGTCGGTTATGAACTTAGTGAGCGTGCCACTAAATTCAGCAAAAGCACGAAGGTCCCTTTCAGATTGCTGAAGCATCTGCCGCGAAGGATCGTAAGCCTCAACGGGTTGAAAGGAGGGGTTCGCTTGAGATCCAGTTAGAGCAACCTGCTGGCCAGGGGAATCATAAATGCTAGCCATTAGTTAGTCCACTTAATAACTGTACCGGCCCGTCCACCGGGTAATGCTGTATCATAGGGCAAAGGTATAGGAGCATCTCCTTTACCCCCCGCTGATGGGGCCTTAAGTGCCATACCAGCTTGAACGCCAGACATAGCAGCACCAGCAAGACCCAAAGCCAACTCACCACCACTGGGTTTAGCCAGCCTCTGGGAAGCAGCATTGATGTCAGCAGTCCTCTGTTGGTTATAGATGTTCTCCATACCAAAGAAGTAATCCTGTTGAGCATAGGCAAGGTTCATGCCAAGCGTTGCTAGATCACGTCCCTCAACACGCTCAGCATCGGCTAGAAGGCCTCCGATTGACTGTCCAGTACGTCCGGCAGACAGAGTGGTTCCCTGCGCCTGGAGACGCCTGATAAGGCCCTGTTCCGCCTGTTGAGATGCTTGATCCATCTCACCCTTCATCTTAAGTTGTTGTTGTTGATAAGCCCTATTGGCAGCTTCTTGATTAAGGGTACGTTGTTGTTGGTAGGCCCGTTCAGAAGCCCTAGCAGCTTGACTTTGGGCTTGATAACCAGCAATGGATTGAACGGCACCCATCAGGCCCGTCGCAACCCCTATGGCGATAGCGGGTGTACACATTTTGTTAGTTTAGCAAATTCAACATAAGTAAGATTGGTTTGAGTGGTAACATACATAAGCTTTTTAAATCCAAGCATATGAAGCAGCTTCATGTGAAGACGATTCCTTGGATCAGCAATGTTATGTAACATCTCATAGGAGGTTTGTTGTTCGACCCATTTCTTAGCCTCCTTAAAAAATAGTTTGGGATACGGACGGACACACGGTGTGGTAAGCATCCATATGGCTCCGCAATGGGCATCGGTTCTGGATACCCCCGCTACCCCGCAGATCTCTCCGAGTGGGTTCCGAAAGGTTACCGGATTATCTGAAAGGTCAAGAGAAAGGCAGAGGGTGGCCTCCATAATGGTATGGCCAAGACCCTCTAGTTCCCTTCGATCATCTTCTTGTAGGTGTTGAGCCACCCAGATTGCGTCTGAGCGGCTCGCCGGGTGGATTAACGACATAACGTGTCCCCTTTATCAGAGGGATTGGATTCCTTTGTTATTGTAGCTTCCTTCCCAATCAATGGAAGTAAAGGCTGTTTGGAATGGACTGTCAGCAATCAATTCAAATTCAAATTGATCACCCTTTGCCATTACGGGAACCGTGCTCTGAGCATTACGGATAATAGGAATGTTATTAGCTCGATAATAGTCAGAGTTGATCTGTGGAAGTTGAAGAGAAAAATCATCCCTTCCTTCTGATCTAATCACTGCTCGATAAGGACCAGAGTTATAACTGTTGATCTTAAGACGGTGAACCCTAGGAATGTTTAGGGTATCCTTAAGACCACGGCTCTCATCCTTAACAAAGTAGAAGGCAGGAAGTTGTGCTACTGCTTCATACTTATACCCAACAGCAAACTTGGATGCCGTATTGATACAGGAGAATACAAACCTCGTAAAGACAATCGCAGTTGTGGCTACGGTTGTAATGGTAAAGGTAGTGTTTGTCAGAACCGTTACCACATAGTTACCAGGCGCCACCCCCGTCAACACCGTAATGGTATTACCAGTGGTTAGCTTATGCGGAAACTGACAAGTAACAGTGGCGGTGGTAGACCCTGCGGTACGATCAACCGTACAAGCCCCACCTGCTGCTGTTTCATTCCCTTCTTTGGTTAGGAAGTACCTCTGCCCAACGGGTTTGGTACCGTCATATTGAAGGGTCTGTTCTTCAAAGTACCCAGCAATGTCAGGGTTAAGGGAAACCAATACTGCCTGTAAATTTAGATCCTCAAATCCATCCTTGAAACAAATGTTGGTTACATCAGTAGCCAAATCATAAGTAATAACTGGATTATAATCAAAGAGATCCAAACGAACGTCAAGGTACTGACCCTCAAACAACAACGATTCACTGGGGGTATCAGTCAGCAATGACACCTTACTCAACACACAATTGTTACCGTGTTTGGTAACGACATACATGATGTCCTGGTCAAAGTCAACAAACTCAACAGTACCAGGAAGTTTCCACCTGAACCAACCAGAGATCCGGTTATCGCCATTCTGGAAATACCTAAATAGGTACATGTTGCTGGTTTCTTGCTTTGTCAGCAACGCCACCGTCCCTACTGCTTGTGACCCTTTCATGTCATAAACAGCAGCGGGAATGTAGGTAGGAACAATCCTGGTCAATTCAATGGCATCAGGTTTTCCTCCAACATTATCCTTGATATTCATCTCAAAGATTGACGATGCCTTATCTCCCTCCTCAAGGAACAAGTAACTAGAACCAATGTCAATTGGAGACACACGGTCTGATTGACTAAAGGAGGAAATCAGGTTAACCTCAGCAGTTCGTGGTGAAAATGATTCGGTTGTTGTTTCCAGAATGTACTGAGCATTATCACCGAACAACAGCAATCCACGAGGCGCTGGAATGGCATACTTGAGTTGAACAGGCTTGAGACTACTGGCACTAATATCAATAGGATCGCTATCGACAATGGTGATAACAGTACTAGCAAAGAAGTTAAAGTAGTCCCCTGCTTGTGAGCAGATGACATTCTGACGGCTGGTAAGCACCAACCTATTCTTATAAAAAGAAATGGCATCAACCACATTGCCCACAAACGAAGGCATCGGGTTGGTTTCCGCATCTCCAACTTCCCGTAGCTTCCAATACTTAAGCCTGGATTCATCACCAGGCAAAGCGGCTGCGTTGACGGTAACGATGTTAAAGGTATCACCAGCAGCATTGTAGACCAGGTTGGAGGCATTATACCCCTGACCTGCTTGGTAGATGCTAACGGAAGAGATTACACCATTAATGACAGTATTAGCAGTGATGCCTGCTCTAGTTTCATTAAAGATATTAATAAATGCACCGCTTTGATAATAGGTGGTATTACCAATAACCAATGGTTGGAGACTAGGCGCTTTTGTTGTTACACCAATTTGTATTCCATTAAAAAACCAAATCCAGTTGTAGGTATTGATACGTCCACCACTTTTACCAATTGTAAATGGATTACTGCCAGTAATGATTTGTTTAATATAACTACCAGAATTGGGAGAGCTAGTTACAGAAGACGTAAGGGTCTGAACCGCATTCACAATAAGACGTAGGTTCTTACCCGTTCCTCCACTAACCGCAAAGTTCTCTCCAACAACGTGTCCACCAGTCACTGCTGTGTTGATCGACACCGACGTGGGAATACCAGTCACCGTTGTCAAACCAGCGCTAGCCAATGCCGACGCCTGATCCAGTTGACGATAGGTGAAGGTACCATTAGCCTCCCTGATGATCACATGAGGCATCGTTTCCGGGTTAATGGTTGTCGGAGTACTAGGAGCAATGGTTTCTTCCCATACCCCAGCACCAGACGCACTACCATCACTGGTCTTAAAGATTACCCAATAATCATCAGCACCAGACTCAACAGAACCAGCAACCTTAACTTTTTTGTTATTGAAGAACTGGCGAGGAAGTTGCGACACGGATACCACAGCCCCCTTAAACGCTTCAATAGAGGTGCCAGCATTACCACCCTTTGCTTCAATGTTAAAGTCAGCCCCATTAGCTCGCTGAACATAAATGGTATTCCCCACCACTGATGCCAGATAATTAGGGTTAGCAACAATTAAAGCAGCAAGGTTATTGAGAATATCCTGAACGTTTAGCTGGGTCGAACCAGTAGAGTGAGGGGTGGAGTATGAAAACACACTACCATCAAGCCTCACCGTATATGTCGAGCTATATCCAACGGTATTAACAGAAACAAATCCATAAGGTGTCTCTGCCGCACTGGTGGTTGCCGCTGCCGCTACGGTTTTGGTTTTATTTAGAACAAAGATATAATCATTAACTTGAAGTGTTTGAAGGTCTGCCGACTGCTTATGGACCGCATAGGAGGTTGCCTCGGCGGCTACCGCATTAACAGTCTGCTGGAGTCCATCATTAGCACTCCAAATCTTTAATGATCCATCCTTACCAAATTGAACAATATACCGTTCCTGATCATCTCGGAAGATGGTAAACCATGTACCATCAGCAACAGCATTGGCAAGCTTACTAATTCCCCGAAGACCTGGCCTCTTTGTCAATCCAGTTGCTACGTCTGGATAATAGTTATCACAAACACGTAGTTGATTACCAACCTTAATGGTATCAGGTTGTTGTGACACACCACCAATAAGGCTAAAAATTTTCTGAGAAATAGCTGCCATTATCGTGCGATGGTACGGAACGGAGTATAAGAAATGTAGAAATTCTGACCAGTTTCGACACCAAAGATGTTCACCTCAGACGTTCCCGTATCATAAGCAATACAGTTGGCCCTCAAGATCGTCTCATCCTGGGCATTGAATTTAAACATATCCTGTGATCCAACAACGCTTCCCGCAAACACACGAGCAGCACGTTGGGTGATGTAATCCTTAAAGACCTGAGGAAGATCCTCAAAGTCAACCAGCCACACCACATCACACAACACAGGACTGGTTCCTGAGAAGTCAAAGGTATGGTTGATTTTATCGTAGAGTTTGCCGTTTCTCAATACGGTCTGGTATTGTTGAACATTAGAGTTCTTGTTGTCGGAGATCTGTAGCACGTTATCGGGAACTACAATATCACCGTTAGCTTCTGGGGTAAATGGGTAATTAATTTCAGTATTGAAATGCCATCCTTCCCCTTGAACTTCACGGTTGACATTCTCAAGAATACTCAATGCCGTAGCAATCTCTGGGTTAGCGATGTCGAGCGACACCACAGGTGCCTGCCCGATGCCAGTCAACATCTGGTTGATAGCTTGAAGTTGGGTTGTCATTGTTTCGGGACAGGAAAGAAAAAAAGGGCCCACCGGAAATTTCCAGTAGACCCCACATAAAGAGGATTAACCTCAAACGTTACGGAAAGCACCGGCAACGCCGACGCGCACCGCACCGCAACCATAGGCCAGACGGCCCACAATCACGTCGCCTTGGTAGATCACTTTCGTGTCAGCGCCAGTGGTCTGAACGCTGGGGCCAATGGCCTCAACGACACCAGCAGCGTCACGGTGGAAGATCAGGCCGCAGCTGTTGGTGAAGTCAGTAGCCACACCATAGCTGTTGTTCTCACCGGTCACGGCAGCAGCATCAATAGCAGCGCCAGAAGCCGAACCATACTTCCCAAGGAAGGGGATGTTGTTGGACTTCTTGATGGAGATACCAGCGATCTCATAGAGACCATCACCAGAGTTCATGCTACCACCGGCAGCACCATACTCACGGTTGAGGATGTTGGTATCGACCTGAGAGATCAGGGCATAGTATTGACGGGGGCTCAGCACGGCCACACGGCCATCCTTAGGAGCAGCCACTTCGTCAAGACGGGCAGCAGCTTCAAAGAAGCCATCAACCAGGGCCTGAGCATCATACTCTTTGTTGGCACCGAGGTTGATTTGGAAACCACCAGGCTCACCAGTCACAGCAGCCGAAGCAGCCGAGGCACGATCCAGAACGCGGAAGATACGGCGATCATAGAACTCAGCCAGGCTCTGGCCGATTTGACGGGCGATGGGACCACGAATGTCATACTGACTCATGATCTCGTCAAGGTTATCCACAAAGGCGGATGCCACCAGCAGGTCATCCAGCGCGATGGTGGTTTCGGCTGCCGGAGGGTTGCCAGAACCGAGGATAGGCACACCAGGGGTGCGGTAACCAGCCGAAATACGACCGGTATGAATGAATTGAGCTTGCTTGCCACCGCGCAGGGTCCGGTTCATCACCAGATCTTTTGCGATAGTAGAGTTACGGAAAGCCTCGTAGACTTCGCCCGTAAAGAGCTTCAGGAAGAGGTTAGTACGCTGAGCGTAAGTAGGAGATTGGCCGCCAGCTTTATTAGCTTCGCCAAGATAAGATACAGTTGCAGTCATTAGGATAATGAATAAAAAGGATTTATAACGATTACAAGTACTTGTATTTGAAGATAAGGCAATACATGTGTAGTATTGGGTGTCCACCGCAGCGGGCCAATACTCCAACCGGTTGGGTTTTTAATGTGGTCCCTCCACAATAGAAAAGGGGGTCCTACTCCGAGGTGCCCCCAATCCAAAAGTTAATTAAGGCGAGTAATGGTTACTCTACCAACTCCAGAGCCGGTTAGACCGATCTTGTCAGCCGCACCTTTACTTAGATCAAGACTCCTACCATGAGCGTAGGGACCCCGATCATTGACCCGAACAACGGCACACCTATCGAAACAAACCTTGAGGCGTGTTCCAAAGGGTAGTGTCTTGTGCGCTGCCGTAAGGCCGTTTTGATTATATCGTTCGCCATTGGCAGTTAGGTTTCCGTGGAAGCCAGGACCATACCAAGAGCTGATAACAGACAGAGTAGTTAGAAGAGGTAGCATGAGTTAATTGCAAAGAACTTTTATATTGCTTACGGCGCCTTCTTTATTATCAAGCGAGTTTGCCTTTGCTTTTCCCTTTGGTTGCCTTTTTGGCAAGGGGAAGTTGAGGACCACTGCGCTTGAGGAACATTTCCTTTTCGTAAGGATTATCTGTTCCTTTGCCCTTGTTATAAAGCTTTTGTTGCTTTTGGGCATCCTTATGTTTACGTGGATCAATCGGCATAGATTGAGCCAACTTGGGTTTACGTGTTGCCATTAGTGGGAACCAATTAGAGCAAGTCGCCAGAAGCGGCTAGTTTTTGTTCGACATCAAACCGATAAGCAGGGTCCGTACGATACCGCCTGTCACTGATAGCAGCTGCTAGTTCAGCATTAGAACGGAATCCTTTGACCGTACTCTTCGGTGCCTTGCCCGACACTTGTTGACCTTCAAACCCAACGGAATCCTTATAACGTTGATTGAGGGCTTGAACAGCAAAGAAGATAGCATCCTTGTTGCCGCTGTTAACAACATTATCATAAGCAGCAACTTCCTCAGGCTTGAGGTTATCAGCTGCCCATGCTAGGGTGTCATTATAAGCATCCTGTCCCCCGACAGAAGCAACAATATCCTTAGCAGCATCCTCAGAAAGGGGCTGTGACTGGACGGTTGGATTACTTTTTTGTAGTTCAAGATAAGCTTCGATGAGTTCTTCCGAAGGCATCCCCTTAAGCTTCTCGATTGTTTCAGGCTTAAGTTGATTATCATTAGAGTAATACTCCTCTGATGCCTCCTTGAGGAAGCTGACACGTTTAGCTACTGGGGTTTCAGTTTCTTGTTCCTCAGTGTCTCCGTCATCATCACTCTCGGTTTCTTCTGTCGAAGAGGACTCATCGGTTTCTTTCTGACCTAGCTTCTTTTGAAGTTCTAGGTATGCCTTTTCAAGGTCTTCTGCTGATTTAAATTTACCAGCATACTGAGAATGTTCTTCTGCTTCAAGTTGACTGCGGCGATACTTTTCTTCGACCTCAGCTTCTTGTTTTTCGATTAGCTGGTTACCTTGCTCAATGAGCCGTAGCTCTTCGGTTTCACGGGCAGACGTAACATCTGGATCCGTAGCATCAAAAACAATTTCAGACATGGTTTAGTGGATAACAATAGAGACACGGCCAACACCAGGAGAGGTGACTTTTACATCACCATATTTAAATTGCTCCTTTGGGGTGATCTTTACCGGGGCTTCCTCCACATCACTGGGAAGGTTGTCCTGGTTGCTGGGTTTGTTGACCGGTTGCTTGCGAGGCGGAATTGACGACATTTTGAAGTGCTTCGATAGAATCAGGGTTTTTGGTTGGATCCATCATAGGAGCCTTAGCAAGTTGACCTGCTTGACCAACAAGACTGGTGGACATGTTCATTTGCATGGCCTTCTGTTGTTCTTGTTGACGCATCTCAGCAGTCTTGACTAGCTTGAGGGTGTCGATACCTTGAGCAGCAGCAAGACGCTTAACAGCTTCCTCTGGATCAATGTACTGGGCCATTGCCTCAGGACCAAGGGCTTGCGAGATTGTCTGAAGGAACATCATGAGAGATTCACGATCTTGCCCTCGGCCAATACCCTCAAGGCCAGCAATGATGGTTGGGGACACAATACCCTTAGGCAGTTGTGGAAGATCTTTGGAACGTTGAAGGGTAAAGAGTTTCCGTTGGAGGTACGGGCGAACCAGCTCTACGGTAAGGTTACCATAGATTCCCCCAAGTTGCTCATTAAGTTCCTGTTGGGTAGCACGGATCTCTTCTGCGGTGGTACGTTCGCTTTGACGTACGGACAGGATCAGAAATGCCTCCGACAGTCGCTGGGTGAGGGACTGGATCATCTGATAAGCAGAAGAGAAGTCAGCCTGCTTGCTCACCTGAACAGCAGTCACGTCCTCCGCACGTCCCTGAATGATGGCTCCATTGCCTGCCTTAGCAAGCGTAGAGGGCTTCACAGTAGCGGCGGGGCTCACGAGGAATACTACCTTGGCAGCGGCAGCAGAACCTTCCACCATGGCTTGCATCAGCCCCTCAAGGGACCTCAGATCACCCAGGTATTCTTCAATACGTCCCCGTCCATAGTCTTCCCCGTCCACGACATTAAAGCGGAGAGGAAGCCAAGGCGTTGTATTCTTAGGGGCTTTACCAAAGGAGTCAGGAAGAACTTTCCCTTCGGCTTCTTGACGCCAACGCCACTGCCCATCCTTGAGCTTGGCCCAAGTATAAACAGCAACTTCATTCTCGCCAACGGTAACATCAACACTAGGAGCACTAGTATTATCAGCTACATCATTGACATTCCTGATTGCTTCTGTTTGAAACTCAGCGGGAAGGAATTGACGGTCAATTGATTCAACAGTAACGACCTCGGTGGGATTACCCTCTCCATCACGGACGACCACAAAACGGTCAAGAGGATAAAGTTTAACACCACTTGAACCCATGTATACCAGAGCATTTCCGGTTACAATCAAGTGCTTCATTGCCTGGTGAAGGATAACTCGATCCTGTGATTCGGCAATGTTTTGCATGACCACCCGTTCCATCTTGGAAAGGGAAATGTCAATCTCTGATTTAACAGCAGCACTTAATTCGGGGTCCAAGCTAAGCTTACCATCATTAATCTGAAGCTTGAAGAAAGTTGCATTCACAGGGAACAAACTTAGCATCAGCTTAGATGCCATGACGTTAACGCCTTTAGCGCCCATGGATTGCCAAGGAGTGGGCAGCTTCTGTCCATTAACAACCCCCGTAGGAGTCAGGAGATAAGGAACAGAAAGGGCCGCACAATCCCTAGCAGTATCGAGAAAGATCGTTCTGTCGCTTGCCAACTTTGCGTAACGACTTGCGGCAGATTGATTTTCCATTTGTTATTTACCAATACTAAGATTAGTGAGAGAAGGAGTTGGAGCAGTAGCAGCTCCGGCCCCACCAAGGGGGATGTTCAAACTAGAAGGACCCTGGCTTGCCTTACGCATTGCCCCGCGCTTCGACATAGACGTTTTGATAGTTTGGGGTTGGGAATCAGCAGTCACATTAACAGGAGCCGGAGGCGGAGGCGGAGTGGGTTCCGGCATCTTCGGCATTTTAGGAGAAAGACACATGAGTCTAAAGCTTTCGTTTTGATTTAAGGAATCGAATCACTTCAATCACTCCAGCCATACGTCCAGCTTCCCACGGTTTCATTTCGTGGTCTGGATAGTTATCTGGATACATGCGATCTAGTTCTTCAATAAGAGTGTTAAGATCAATCCTCCCACCAATCACGCTGGTAAGAGGAATGGTTTCGGTGTCAAAGTAGGCGTCAGCCATATTGTGGAAGGTCGTTGTTTGATGCCTCAAAGAACGCAGGAAATCTACTACGTTGTGTATCCTTTAAACCTGGCGCTTTGCCTTTAGCATAGAGGGAATCTGATTGAGCCAACCAGAAATCCTTATCAAGATACTTGCTTTCAGATTTACCAAGCCCATCAACTACCCATCCCACAGTCGCTCTACGAAGTCGATTGAGGCTTGGTGTGGACTTGAGGCCCAACTCGGAGCAGACCATCGAGTGGATGGCAACGTGACACTGCTCATCGCGGCTGATGTCGGCTGCGGTGGTGCGGATTCCGATGTCTCCATTGAATCGGAAGAACGGGAGGATGACGAAGAAGACACTGCGTTCAAGGATAGCGGCTTTTAGGAGGGGATGTTCAGGGGCATCCAGCCACGCCTTAAGAATGTGCTTAGCTTCTGATTCAAACTTTTCATTTGAACCATGAGCAGCCACTACATAGTTAAGGGCTTGATCATGCCTCTCTTCATCCATTTGATTAGACATTAGAGCTTCCCTAACACCAGGAGTATTAGGTAGTTCTTTATCGAGTCCCTGTTGTAGGAACTCTCGTACCGGCAGTTCAAGATGACGAAGGCCAAGGGCGCGGTAAAGCGCATCCTCAGCCCCATCAACGAGTTTCCCCTTCTGAACAGCAACCGGAGTCCACTTTCTTTTTCTTGAAATTACTTGATCGTAGGGGGAAAGAGTTGCGTTCATTATTCTCCGCAGGGAATACAAATGTTATCGTCGGTTGGTGTGGAAACAGGACAGCCGCAATCTTCCTCCTCAAAGGAGAATAGATCCTTAAAGTCATCATCAAGCGCAGCAAGGGCATCATCCTTTGCTTGAGTATCAGGCATGACCTGAAGAGCGTAGTAAAGGGAGGTTTGAGAGGATGCCATCCATTCCCTTAGAAATTCACGATCATACGTCACCACATCAGACCAGCTATTAAAGGAGTATCCATGAAATAGCATTGTGGATCGGAACAAGGTAACCACCCCATCAACTACCTTACGGTAATCATGCCACCCTACTTCCGACGCGATTTCGACATCCGGCGGGTAGTCATATGACTGAACTCCAAATGTGCCAGAGTCGCGGTCAACGTGGCGGCTAATAGGAGGAGCCAACTCAGGAGTGGTAGTGTAGCCCCGAAGATCAATGTTGTTGTAACTACAAGAAGCGGTAGGAGCAATGGCAAAGGCCCTAGACATGCCCGCTTGACGTGCAATTTGAGCAGCGATTTCGATCGACTTGGCAAGCTCCGAGACAAGGATATATGCCGGTGTATGTGTGGGTTGGTGCGAGAGGTAAGCATCTAGGGCTTCTCCGAATTGTTTGTAGGTTACTTTGTTTTGACAAAGGAAATTAGCCAACCCAAGCACACCCAAGCCAACCTGCTTATCCACCTCAGGGGAAAGGTACTCTCCTGTTTCTCCAACACCAGTACGGGCATGAAGATTAACAAGAGAAGCCATTCCTTCTACAAAGGCAGGGGTGAGGTCTTCAAACTTACAAGCACCCAAATTGACGTGCTGAAGAAGGCAAGTGCCACGGCTAGGAAGATAAACTTCAAGGCAGACATTTCCATAAATACGATTACCTTCTGCGTCATAGCGGATCTTGTTAAGCCAAATGTCACCCTTTTTAATCCCATCAAGGGTTGCTTCAATCAACTCAGGCGGAGCACTGGTAAGGAAACCAGGGTCCACATTAAGGCAACGCTTTACCCAAGACAAGTCAGAACGACTGGCTTTAATAAACTCAATAGCATCAGGGTGGGTGTAGTCAAGGTGGCACACAACAGCACCATTCTTGTAAACACCACCACGCCTCAGGGTTTCGTTGAGGGTTGAGTAGATGCGGGCAAACGACACAGGGCCAGACGCCATGAGTCCTCGTCCATTTTCGCTGCCTCGTGGGCGCAGTTTAGATAGGTGGACAGCAACTCCAGCTCCGTTGCGGAGAGCGTGGGAGACAAAGCGCCAAGAGGCTTCGATTCCTTCTGGTCCCTCCATGCTGTCCTCAACAACGAAGACGGTGCAGGACACAGGGAGGCGGGACTCTGGGTTGTCGATCCAGTTTTGAACACGTCCGGTACGGGCAATGGTGTTGGGGGTGTCTCCAAGGTCAGCGAAGGCAGTCATACGAGGTCGTCAAGAAATGGTGGTTGGTAGTTGGGCCCCTTGAGTATCTTACCATCTTCGCGGCGGAGGGGCTTCCCGTCTACGAACTTGCTCATGTTGGACTCAAAGACCCGCTTGAGGGCAATGTCTAGGTTCCAGCCGCGAGCAACGGCATATTGGTAACAAACAAAAACAAGATCAGCAAGTTCCTTTAAGGTGTGGATCTGATCCTCATATGTATCCTCATTGATGTGTGCCTCAAGAAGTTCATTAAATTCCTCTCGTATGAGAGTCATTTGCATTTCTTGAACCATCTCATCATCTGGATCAATGGATTGTTCAGCAGTAAGTCGGAAGACAAACGCCTGCTCCATTAGATACTTAGGAGTTGTTGTCATTGGTGGTTAGTGCTTTGATTTTGCGGTCAACGTAAGCTTTGACTTTGAGCCAATCGTCGATCTCAGACTCCTGATCTTTGTGGCCAGCACGGCAGATATACTTAATGACATTGCCAGCCAGAAAATCCAGCTGCTGATCCACAATAAAATCCCAAACCTGGATACGTCCACGCTGATAATGTTGGGGGTCATACTTCGTCACGGAAGAATTCTTTGTAGGCTGGGTTGTTTCGGATTCCTCTGAGCTGCTGGTCCCGTAGAAATCGTCCCACTGGTCCCGGTCGTAGCGATTGTTTGTCATACCAAAGTCGGATTCTAAATACTCCTTGATAGATAAGTAATCTGCTGTTGATAAATTGTTCACTTATCTTTAGCTTAAGATAGTACGGAAGGTTAGGTTCAAGGATATAGATGATGGCCAACAGTAAGCCAAGGTCTATTCCAATAAAGGTGGTGTCCATAGGATTGGTTCCTTCGTTGTTGAGTTGTATTCTCCAGGTCGAAGGATACGTGCCAGTCTCGCATTGCGGAGGGCGTCTTCTTCGGTCTGCCCTGCCTTGACATAGGAAGCAACAATGGCATCCCAAGGGTTGTCCCCTGCTGCGTCAAGGATCTTCTTTGCTCCAACACCGCCGATACCAGGAACACCTTTATACCCATCCACAGGATCTCCTGTAAGACATTGGGTCCAGAACCAATAGTCAGCTTCCTCAGGAGTCACATCAAATTCCTTATCACCATTAAACAGGCGACAGGAGATCTGTTTCATATCCTTATCAGGAGAGACAAGGATGAACTCACGAGGATCAAGATGACACTCTAAACCAAGAGCATCATCAGCTTCAATGTTCTTGTAGCGAACTACCTTATAATGTTTAGAGCACCAGTCTAGGAGTCTCCGGTAGCCCACAGGTTTCCTTTTAGTGCGTTTTCCCTTGTAGTCGGGACATACAGTCTTACGGAAGTTGTTGGTGTCTGAGAAATAGAGCGTGACCCAGTCGGTGTCGAACCGTGATCGGAGGTTGTTGAGTTCCCCTTCAAAGATGTCGAGGACAACTCGGAAGTTACTAGCAATGGTGATGAGGTCATCCCCCCAATCAAGTTCAGTTTCAGCCGATTGACAAGCGCGGTAAGCATAGAAGTCAGCGTCAACACGCAATTGAAGATCAGTGGCAGTCCGCCCACGAGAGGCCGCTTTTTGCTTCCGAGGCGAGGGGGACTTTGAGTTTGTAGTATTCACCTGCTTGGACGATTGCCCATTCAAGTTGGAATTTGAAGTCATTGATTAGGTGTGGTTGAACAGCAAGTTGTATTTCATCGTGGATCCAGCCGAGCCATTGATAGTCAACGCCCCATTGGTACCCGAGTTCGTTAATCGTATTGTAAGTGATGACATTCCACCGCTTACAAACAATCGCCCCAGCACTTTGAAGGAGGTAGTTAAGAGCAGCGTGTTTCTTTCCCTGGAGGAGGATGGGTCTTCCATCAAGACCACGAAGAACATCAGAAGCTGACTTTTTATTGACCATGTTAAGGAGATCCTCAAGACCCGGAATCGCTTCAAGGAACTTTTGTCGGATCTCTTTTCCTAAGACGACTGCCTTTTTGTCATCTAGGGACTTATCTAGGGACACACCGATCTTCTTATCGGAGGCACCATAGATAAAGGCATACGTTAGGGTCTTAACGTCTTTGCGTGAACAGCCAACTCGGTCAGCATTCTGTTGATGGATGTCCCCATTGACAACAACATCAGCAAAAGCACCTCTATCAAAATAAGAGAGATAATGCCCAAGCATCCTAAGCTCCAGGCCAGAAGCATCCGCACCCACCTGAGCCATCCCTTTACCAGGAAGAAACAGCTTGCGGCAGCGTGGATCACTACTCGTTTGGCCAAGGTTCGGACGTGAGTGTGCATTACGACCTGTGTTGGTTGCGAGTTGACATACATGGTGGATGCGTCCCTCCTTGGTGACTACCTTGAGCCAGGCATTAGCGCCATCAGACAGCTGTCCAAGGGCCTTTTGTAGTTCAAGGATACGGGCAAAGATCTTAGCCTCTTCCGTATCAATGCCCATCAATACGCCTTCATCAATCTTAGGGCGGCCACTGTCGGTAAATACCTCTGGTTGCCATCCCCTCCACGTCATAAAGGCCCACCCAATGTGATCACGGCTTGTTGGATTAAACTCCTTAAGCTTTGTGAATGGGGCATCCTTTATGTAGCCCCGTGTTTGGTTAGGGCGCTTGGGTGTCATCTGTCCCCCGTCAACATACGGAAAGGTTTCCCGCATCTTGTCTGCTAGTTGATCCATCTCTGTTCGGAGAGTGGCCTCTAACTTCTGAGCAGCAACAATATCAAAGGGCCAGCCAGATACTTCCTGCTTAGCCATGATGGTAGCTAAGTCATGTTCCAACCCAATCGAGTCAGCATACCGGGCAAGACGATCCTTTTGTCCCATCAATTGAAAGAGAGAATCACAGACGTGAACATCCTGCTCACAGTAATCCTCCATCTCTTGGGACCAGTCAGCCCAGTCCGTGGTCTTACCAAACTCACCTTTGTAATCACCAAGGCGATAGCCCCATGCCTCCAGGGAATGACGCCCAAATAGCTTAGGTGGCATCCCAATGGGTTTCTTACGAAAGTCCCTAGAAAGAATGTCCGGGTAGAACATCCGGCTAAGGATCAGAGTATCGAATAGGGTGGCTTTGGTTTGGAAGAACGGGTATATTTGCTGGATAACCGGTATGTCAAAGCCAACAATATTATGGCCGATGAGAACATCAGCCTCTTGGAGAAGGGTAATACCATTGGTTACAGAATTAGCGGAGCCAGTGTCGTTAAAGCGAAATACCTCTCCACTGTCGATGTCTTTGGCAACAACGCAATGGATATGATCTAACCCCTGACGGGGTAGGCCGTTGGTTTCAATGTCGAATAGTAATCGCATTAGGACCAATTGCCGGGTTCTTCCCGGTCGAGAAGTTCTTGTGTCTCAGCGGATGGTGTGCCGCATTCTTCGCAGAACCAGCCACCAGGAATCATTTCACTGTAAAGAAACTTGTTCCATCCGCACGTAATACAAACCTCATCAGAATCCACATTCATAATCAGCGTCATTGTTGTTGGTGGTGGGCTTGAAGGCGGTGGTGAGGTCTTCGGTCATTCTACCAGTAGATCCGTTAAAAGCAATGGTTCCAGCCTGTCCAGTTTGACCGTTGAACCGGTTCTTAAGGACTCGGATGTTGGCCATGTTGTCCCCGGCAGAGAGGTTTCTCTCAAGGGCAATCACCATGTCAGAAAGTTGCACGATGCTGTGGGACCCCCGTAGCTGCCCAAGGCTGACCTGTTGGCCATCCTCGTGCCCCTTGTCGCCTTGTGGGCGCTTTAGGTGGCTGATCAGGAGCATCCCAATGCCAGTCTCCTCCACAAAGGAACGGAGCTTGGTCATGGTCACATCAATGAGCTTACGTTCGTCATGGCTCTCATTACCGGACATAAGAATAGATAGGTGGTCCAGAATAATCCAACCAACTTCCTTGGCAAGGGCCATAAAACGACAATCGCTAAGAATGCTGTCAGGATCCACAGACCCAAAGCCATCACGTAGATATACTGAGCCGGTGCCAAGAGAAGCATCAAAAGCCCTTTTAAGATCTTCCTCAGGCAGTTCATTGTTTAGATGAAGGGGTTTGTTTGCCTTAACGGACATGAGCCGTAGCGCAGTACGTTGAAGACTTTCCTCAAGGGCAATGTAACCAACCTTCTCGCCTTGATCGACAAGTGATTGAGCTATTTCACCACAGAAGGTTGATTTCCCCACGCCGGATCCAGCTGTGATCGTGACCAATTCGCCCCGCCTAAGACCACTAGTGAGGTTGTCAAGAGCAGAGTAGGGCCAATTAGCATCCCGACCATGAAGAGGCCGAGTTGCGAGGGTGAATAGATCTCGTCCATCAATAACGGTTCTGGGGGAATAGGGCTTCTTATTCCACAGGATGGCGGAGGTGATTGCTTCGTAGTCTTTGGCAATGAGGGCTTCATTAGCATCCTTGTAGGAATCTAACCTCGCAATGAATAGTCGATCATGAGGAAACAAACTTGCACAGTCTTGTGCTGCTTGCTGTCCAGCATCATCATTATCAAAAAAGAGGATGATTGATTCAAACCCCATGAGCCACTTCAATTGATGTTGAAGAGACTTCTTTGCCCCTGCTGCTCCGTTAGGGAGACTAACAACGGGCCAGGTGGATCGTAACTGGAACACGCTAAGGCAATCCAGTTCCCCTTCGGTGATGACTAATTCTTTACCACGTCCCCATAGTTGTTGACCAAAGAGGGTGTGATCTTCGTTCTTTCCTGTCCATCGAAAGTCCTTCTCTTGGTCCCTACTCTTAAAGGCGATTAGTTGACCAGCCTGTGAATAGTAGGGGAAGCGGAGCGTTTTGGAGTCGTGGTCATAGCGAACGTTGAACTTCTTTAAGGTATCTTCCCTTAGGTTTCTACCCTTGAGAGGAACATAGTCCCCAGTAAAGTTCATGAGAGAGGTGCGGGTTGTAATGATTGGTGGTGGTGTGTCGTCCCCATGTTCATAGTAGCGGCAAGAAAAGCAATGCCCGTGTCCGTCAGTATAACGAGCAAGGGCATCACTACTACCGCAATTAGGACATGGTTCGTGCCTAAGAAACTCGCTCTCGGAGTGCATATCGAACCGATTCAGCAGCATTGGTCATTGAAGCATGATAAGCCATCCAATCTTCAAGCTCATCAATAATCAACTTGGCAATGTCATCAGGAGTGATCTCCTTTGTATGAACATAATCCAAACATTCAACAAGAGTGTCAGCAAAGTGCTCACCAAGTTGCTTGAGGATTTGTTCTTTAGTTGCCGTTGCAGTCAGGATCATTGAACCAATCAAGTGGAATAGCGTGGAAAGGTGCCCACAAGAAACCATTCTTCTCTGCCCACATTGCGTAGGTAGTCTTACTGGTCTTTGTGAGGGTGTTTAGGGGTTGCTGGAAGACAAGACGAATATCAAGATGGGGATGTTGCTTCTTTACGGCAAGCATCTTCCTCCGATCTTCTGGTTTGAAATAACCCTTGGCTTCCAGGATAACCCCATTGGGCAAGATAAAGTCCGGCGTGTATACGGCAGACAACGTGTAGTTTAGCTTTAGAGTTTCATATTCAAACTGGTGCCCATTCAGTTCGAACCACCGAGCCAACCTTTCTTCAAGACGGCTACGGTACTGTGTCATCTATTCAAAACGGCACGTCGTCTTCATCATAGCCAACAGGCCCTTCGCCTGGATCTTCGTTAGGTTCAAAACTAGGGCTACCAGCCTTGAATCCATTCGTTTTACCAAACAGAAGCGCCACGCTATCTTCATCAAGGCCGCCGCTATCAGAACCTCCACCGCTAACCAGCTTGAGAACCTGTGCTCCACGCACCTTGAGGGAACAACCCACCTTTGCTCCGAACACATAAGGCTTCAGATCAACGATGAGCTTAACGACAGTGCCCTTCCAGATTTGGGTGTCCATATCAATAGGAACCCCATCCGTATCCACCCAGGGGAACATTGGGCTGCTGCTGTCACCACCATAAGACACCTTAACCATTCCCTCTTCATCCCACTTAGGGAGTTCAGCAGAGAATCGCTTGCCTGCCATCTTGTTCTTGCCCCACTCAAGGGCTTGTTCATAGATAGCATCAAACTTAGGAATCTCTTCCTCAGGAATGCGGAACCCAATGGTACAGTTGTTAAACTTACCAGAAGGAACCAGAGCGTTGATATACCCTTCAAGGGTGGTGGTGATAATAAAACGGGAATCAGACATTGTTGGTGATTTGTTCGTGGGTAGCGAAAAGAGAAAGATGATCAATCAAGTTGTCATCTAACAAGAGGTCAGCCTTAGTGGCCAGGTACTGGACGTACTCAGGTGTCCACCTAAGACCATATTCAATGTTGAACTGTTCAGCCAACTCCAACGCATAAGCATCAGAGGGGATGATAAAGTCCATCAACATAGATTCGGTGTCAGTCATCGGTCAAGATGCCTTCGATGTTGCCATAGGTTTCATCGTAAGCCTCAAGACATTCCATTGCGTTGCTGCCAGACATTGCATCGCAAAGAAAGGCACACTCAGCAAAGGTACGACACAGGAACTCAGTAAAGGTTTCAGTAATGAAATCCTCATCTTGATCATCCTGTTGAGCCTTCCACTCTTCTTCGTAGTTCTCCACTACGGAAACGTGGATGCCCAGCCGTTCAGCGATGTCAGTGATCGAATAATCCATCAGCAAAAAAAGTAGGAGGATTGTTGGACATCGTTGATGTCAAGGGTATTCAACATGACACTCTCATCAAAGTCAACCCCCAATTGCGTGGACCAATCCTTAAGAACTGGCTGGGAGTAGATCTCGACGAACTTGTCCCTGATCGCACTGCCCATGTCATCCATGTCACAGGAACGACCCAACACACAGTCATGTATCACTGTAAATGGGGCATCCCATTCCGCAAATACGAGGTGAAGCAGGGCCGCATCAAGGCTGTGGATCAGGTTTGGACTTGCTGCTGTCTTGGCCTTTTGTAGATCAATTGTTCTTTCTTCCCAATCTTTCAAAAGTTCACATCGAACTCGCTGACCAAGCAACTTAGTGTTGATAGTCTCTGCTTCGTTACGTCGATACTCTTGAACAACTGGGAATCCAGAAGGAGTGATCCACTCAAGTGTTGTTGCCCCTGATTTGATGCGTTCCCCAGCAACCTTCTGGATAAACTCCATAGATCGACAAGGACCATCAAATACTTTCCTCACACCATAACGGTAGATAGCCTTAACTATCTTTTGTAACTCACCCTTCTCAAGTTCAACACCCTTGAGTTCCTGACGAATGTAATCCCTCGCACTGTTTTCCGTCACCCCGTAAGGCGTTGTCATGACAGTGCGTTTGGTTACTTTTCTGGTGATGTGATTGTGAAGATGCTCAGGAAGAATCTCCTTTGCCTTTTCCGCAACAATCTTATACCCGTCAGAAGGTTTGTCAGTGGGAACAACATTAACCATTTCAGCAGCAGTCCTATCCAATGCCAATGCTGACAAATGTTGAAGACCAGAACAAGTAGCATCAACAGACACAGGAAGACCAGATGTCTTCTTGATTCCCTTGATAACACATTGATCATACTCCAACACAGCAGCAATAAAACACCAAGGTTCTTCTACTGATGACCACTCAGGAATTGTTCCCTCAGGATCATTAGCAATATAACTCAAGAAATCATGGTTCTTAACGACCCAATCAATTCTCTCATCCATTGGTGCTTTATCCAGTCCATAAGTAGTAGCAACCTGAAAGGCTAACCACCACTCATTAACTGGTCCTTCCTCTTGAAAATAAATAAGACTCTTATCAAAGTCTGTTCCTTGAGGACTCAGGCTTGTTGGTATTGGATATACTCTTCCCCTAAAGTCAAACGACCAGGGAATCCAGAAGGTGTCTCCTTTATATTTGTTGGCAACATAAAGGGCTTCAGTTGTCCGGTAATTCTTCTGTGCCAGAGCTGAGTTCTGATCTTCAATCTCAGTTCTCATTCTCCGATAGGCAAGCTTATCCTCTTCTGAGGCACTTTCCCATGGCTCTGGCTTTGGCGGTGGAGGTGTTGGTTCCTCCGCTCTGAACTTACCCACAGTGATGCGGTGTTCCATACAGAAGTTGGCCAGCTCAAGAACCCTGTCGTTGATTCGATAGGGGACCTTCTGGAGCAGGTTCAGCATGACGAGGGCCTTGCTGTCCTGTAATAATAGGCACCTTCTCGGAATCCTAGTCCTGATCAGCCTTGTCAGCTTTCTGAGGTCATTGGTCAGGTAACCGCCCTTAAACTCCTCCGTCCAGTCGTTTGGCTCGCACAGCATGGGCCACATACAGCCAGCAAACGCCTCAGCCTGCGCCAGGAGCGCCGTCCTAGCCTCTATGAACTCAGGCTGGTAGGTCAGGTAGGTCACCCGGTCATTCGGCCCCTTGGCGGTCATCCTGGTGGTCACCCACCCGGTAGCAACCGACAGCCGATCCAATAGCCATCCCCCAACAAGGTGCCTAACGCTGGTGGGCCACCGTAATGGCTCAACATCATTCCTCCGCATCACCGCCCGGTAACGCTGAACCTTGTAGGAATAACCTTTGTGATCGTGGATGTGAAGCCGCGCCTTATTAAATAACTCAGGATGCTTACCACAAAATTGATCTAACATCACTTGATGGTAGACCAACGTTCCAATATGGGTAGTAGCTGCTTGATAGGTTAGGTGTTCAAGTCTCCTAACCCCAAGAATATCAATGACCCCTTTTGCTGTGATCAGAGCCAACACAGCGGGGTCACAACCCTTAAGGGGCAAGACAGCCTGAGCTTTCTCTTGAACCCATCCCTGACTCACACGATGGAGTTTGCTGCTGATCTCATTGGTAATAAGCTCAAGCCCCTTGTTAATAAAGGCAGAACCATAAACCGTGGAGCTGGCATATTGCCTCTCCTCAGCCATCCTAGTCCGTTCCCTTAGCCTTTTAATGGCCTCACTCCTTGCGTCAAGTTCTCGCTGTAATTGTCGGGCGAGCTGCTCTGTTGTTGCCATAAATGATCAGGATTCCGTTAATGGTTGCTGTTTAATTAGACCCCTAGCATTACGAATGATCATAATCCTAGACACAACTTTAACTAATTCCTGAGTACTTTCAGCCTCCTCCTCAGCACCATCCAAACCTAACTGTGCCAAGAGTAGCGCCTCAGGGTGTACATCAGGGAGTTCCGTGATCTCTCCTGTTTCCATATCTTTTTCGTGTGTTGCTAACACATCCCCGTGAGCCTCAAGCCTAGACCCAAGATCAATTAACCTATCAAGACTACAATGCAACAACTGATAAAGCTGTGCCTCATAATCATCCGGAGTATACGATTTCCAAGCCATTGATTTGTGGATAACGTGATGCCTTGTTAAAGGCTTGATAAGCAAGAACCGTAGCCAGTCCCTTTTTGTTAAGGTAACTGTATTGGCGAATGTTGTTTCTCTTAGCTAACTTACGAAGTTGCCGCCAAGTAAGAACATCCGATAGATGCCCAGCTAATTCTTCCGGGTTGGGAAGGTGTTGGCGGCTGGTGAGTCGCAAAGCGGATTCGAAGTCCATTCAGGTTCCAAATTGATGGAGAGGTCAATAACAGGCTGTGATGGGTTGAGCTCAAGGATTGTCATTATGGCATGTGCCTTAGTGTGAGCCATAACACAACCACTGGCACCATTACTGAACCAATAAGAGTAGGGCTTAATCATCGTCTCCTCTGCGCTGGTAACCTAAAGCAATACTCTAAATGTGCCTCCTGAATCTTGTTTCGGATCTGAATGACCCGAGGTTCAGTGGTCATAGCAGCAACCCTAAAGATCTGAACAACCAACATACGCTGCATCTCAGTTAAAGCATCACTACCATGTTGTCGGATTGTGTCAATAACTCTCCGCAGCTCTGGTGGATAAGACCCCCAGTCAGGCTCTCGATTGTAAGTAGCGTTTGTCATTTATGGTTCGTATTTAAGTTTAGAATTGTAGTAAGGTCGATTTAAATAAGACACACGTTGTGGGCTAGGTGGTTTAGGATTCTCAAGGGACTTTAATAGCTTTAAAGCTACTTCAGTGTCGCCCGAGATAATAGCACGTTTACATAATGTTTTGATTGATGGGACACGTTTTGGTCGCATTGCAATTGTAGTTCCCATTATTTAATTCCCATAAGATTGCGGTAAACCCTGATGAGACACACCAGAACCACTAGGGGAACCATAATAATTGCCGGTTGTGCCAATACTGGAGACGATAGCATATGTGATCGTGAGAGGGAATCAAGAAGACATCTGGTCTTCCTGTGTCTGTTGATGCTACTTGTTCTGGTCTTCAACATTTGTCAGCATTGGCATTGGATAGGACTGCTGCTGAAATGGTTAATGTTGTTCCCAC